GTCCAGACAAATACAGGCGTTAATGTGTCGATGATTGCCAGATTCGATAGATTACCTTTTGGTTCAACAGCCGTTACCGTAGGAGCTGCATTCGCTTTAACAAATGTAAATTCTCGCGTTGATTTTGCTCCTTTACTATCTGTTGCTTCGACTGTAATTGTAGATGTAACACGTAAAGGTATTGTCATCCACTGTTCATTAGTAATTGTGATAGTTTGCGTAGCCCCTAATGCCACATTGTTTAATGTTCGAATAATAGTTCCATTTAATTTTTCTACAATATTGACCACATCATTATCAAAATCAGTAACTTGATAATTCACACTAAAAGGAACTTGTTTATTCCCTTGGTTTTGCGCATCTCCATTAATGATAGGTGGTGTATTTAATAATTCGAGTACAGGACGCCAACCATAAGCTGAGTGGCGATATGCTCCAGCAGAACCCCAATAACGTGGAGAATTGTGTCCACGATGAACACGATATTCTGCGCCGCCGCGCGCCCATTCTTCCTTGCACCAAGAACTAATATAAAACCAATTCCATTTTTGATTGTGTGCGCCATTAAGGTCTGTTGCTGCACGAGTGCCGTCTAAATCTGAGAATGTCGGTATAGGTAGGTTGCTTATTTGACCATCCTCATTGGTAATCCATCGATCCCACTCATTTGGAAGTGTACCACCTTGATTATTACCTCCTAAATTCCGAGTATCACCCCCCCCTGTCAATACTCTTATCAAGTATTTTTTTCCATCGATTGTGATTTCTTTACCATTTATAAATCCGTGTGTATTCAATTCATCCCAAAGCACATTGGCTAATATATTTCGGTCTGCTACATAATAACGTTTTCCCCCTTCAACAATTTCAACCCATTGTATTTTATACGCGTCATCTGTGTCTGAATCACGGATTTCGATTGTTTGGCCTTCTATAAATAATGGTATATTCCCCTTCATAGTCGAACCTTCAGGAGTACTCATTGTATCCCACGGACGTGTTGGGCGTGCTTGTTTTGTACTGGCTATATAAAGAGTTCCAAATTTTAATACATCACCTGTTGCCAATATTTCCAACTCCTTTTAAGGTAAATAGATTCGTTTATTTTGGGCATCGAACACGCCCTCTTTTAAGTTGAAGCTGTTAGCATTTGAAAAATCTTCTGATAAAATATTGGTTGTTAATCCACTTGTAACAGATGCTTTCAATAGTAAAAATTCAAAGAATAACTTTTTTATGGTTTGTTCTTCGCCTTCTAGATATTCAACTATTTGTGTAATACGCTCGTGTGCTTTATCTATACCTGTTTCAATATTATTTGCACGTGTTGGTGTGAATTTTGTGCCTTTACTTGAATTATCTCCTTCTGGATCATCTACTTTCGCACGCCAAAAAGTAGGAATATAATCGTAAATTGCATCTTTTAATGATTGAAAATTAAATGCCATTGTTATCCCTCCACCTTTTGTTTTATATCCACTAACCATTTAAAAGCCATTTGCCAGCCGTCATCATCTTTTTCATATTCAGGAAATGCCACACCCAGATGTATGCCGTTTTCATTTGTTACAACGACTTTTTCAACTGTCCCGACAGGTTCGTCCTCTAGCTCAATATAGTGTTTAAAAAAACCGTCACGGATAACTGTTTTCGTGATTGGGAAAACAGTTTCTACTCCATTAACGGTTACTAATGCTTGTTTAATATGTTTAGCTGCATCGATTAAAATCAGCTCTCTAAATGCTTCGTTGGCTTCTACAATAACGGTTAAACGTTCATTTTCAGTCACTATTTTTCCCTCCTTTATTCTTCACAATAAAATTCGCCACATATTGGGTACATATATGGATAATGATAGTCGTTAGGTAAAATCCTTAATCCACATGTATTTACATGAGAAGTCATTTCTAGTGGCTCCATTTCACCAATAGTTGGATATACAACCTTGTATTGATAACTGTCATTTTGCGGCCTAATCTCATCATCAATTAGCTGTGTATGATGTGCCTCAAAAACATCGTATTCAACTGGATATTGATAGCTGTCATTATTGAAATTTAATAATTGTTCAATGGTACCCCAAAATAATGCTTCTGGACCAAATTCGCCACATGTTTCATAAAAGACTGGATATTGATAACTGTCATTAAGAAATAAAATCTCGTTGTTGATGGCTAAGAGAACAAATCCATCAAACCAGGAACGTGTATTTTTATAATGCAGAATCAGTCCCCGCACATCTTTTAAAGGTGTAAACTTACCTCTTGATTGCAACTCAACGCTAAAATGATAAGGATCAACATCATATTGCCACCATTCTAAAACTTCGCCTTTTAATCCAACTGCTTCTAGTACTTTTTCAATCGCATATGGTGTGCCTTTTGTGCGATGTAAATCTATAGCAGATCGAATTAAATTAATTTTTTGTTGCCGTGTTGTGGCTAGGGCTAGCCCCTCGGCCCAGGTAATATGTTTTTCCCACAATAAATGATCTAGTACCGCATCATCTAAGTTTTCGAGGTTCATTGTATAGTTGATTTTGTCTGTCCACTCTAGCATTTTATCCAGGGATGCTTGCAAAGCTGTTGCTAAATTCTTCACTTTCTCGTCAACCAATAAATTATCAGGAATTTCGCGTAAAAGAGTATTCTTTTTTAAATCAATCATCTTCTATACCACCAAAATGCACATTTAACATATCCAATTGTGCTACTTCTCCCTGTTCAACTACTGTAAATACAGGACTTCTAACATCCACCCGCTTAGCCCCTGCTTTGATACACAAAGAAATTAATTTCGAAGGGTTAATATCACGCCCAATTTTAGATTGTTGCCATACTAACCATTCATCAACAGCAGCCTGTATTTTTTTGTGTAAAATTGTTTTATCCACTGCATCTGTTTCAATAAAATAGGACATATCTAAATCAAATGCAGTAATTGTAGGAGCCCCTGCACTTACGCGATCTGTTAATGGGCGTACCCTTTTCCCACTAACAGCATTAAGAACCTTATCCATAATTTCTGGAGAAGGAAGCTTTCCATCCTTCATTAGAATTTTAATATCAACACAACCTGGTGTTGGCATATATACATAAACATCACTGATTAATGCAGAAGCACTTTTAGCAAAGTATTTATAGGCGCCATCGCTCCCTGCATTCGTAAGCTTTTCAGGTGCCATATAAATACGTTCTTTATATGGAGCATCTTCCTCACGCTCTGCCCCACCATCAGATACAGTTATATTTTCAATATGATCGATATAAGGCAACGGTTTGACCAAGGTGTTGATTTGACCAATCGTAAAGCCATTTCCGATTTCACCCTTTGTTGTGCATTCTAGCTCCACATCTACATAATCTACACCTGGACTAATAGCCGTTTCTTCAACTGTGGCAAAAAAAATAGCCCCTTCGTTAGAAGTAGCCAATGAACCTTTTTCGATTATTCGTGATGAAGTAAGAGGTACCGATAAATGTAAACGTAATGTTGTCGTAGCTGCTGTTGCTTCCAAACG